TCAATCGTGGCAAACTAGCTTACCAAACTTCTCAATGTCGCTTTTCAGGAACAGCCCGTGATGTGCGGGGTCTGGAAATCCGCACATGCGCTTTTCACCTGTGCGCCGATCACGGCTGTTCCAGTTACGGATAGTTTTCACTGAACGGCGAAAAAAGGCCGCCGTTTCCTCAAATGTCATGTATGGCGATTCCATATCTACTCCTTTGGCGGCTTACCGCGGATAAATGCGATGATTAATAAAAGGGTCATACGTACCGATTTATTCTGCTTTACCAATGTGCCTCCACGTTTTCCGTCTTTTGATCGCGAGTATCGTTGAAGAGTTAACTCCGAATTTCTTTCCCAGGAACGTGTTGTTATCTGATGATTTAGCCATCACTCACCATCCTTACCGGCGCGGAGTTGGTTGGCGAACTTAGCAACCATGTCTGCGCATTCTGCATAGGCCAACGTTTGTTTACTGCCGGAATCCAGCGTTCGGTTGAGCATTGCGCCTGCTAATTTCTCAAGCTGACATGCCGTTGAGGCATCATTTTCCAGTTCGGAAACGAGGTTAACCAATGACACCGCCACATCCATCGGGCTTTCTCCGGTCTGCTCGCACTGCTCTACCGACCAGCCAACAGCTTTAGCCAACTCATCAAATGATGCAGCCAGCGCGTCCCGATGCTCATAAACCCGCATCGCCGTCTCAGCATCTTCACGAAACATGCAGTCGATAATGCCTTCGCTCAAGCCTTCTTCATTGCGGTGATACAGCGTCCAGAACTGCGCGACGCTGTCATCGCAGATTGACACATCGTCACCATCGGCAACGCATCCTGAAACGTAGTAATTGCTCATTCTCTTACCCCTTATGCCGCTGTCAGGCTCAATGCCGCGGCGAAAATAGTTAGCGCTTGCGCTTATGCTCGTTGCAGTATTCAGCGACCTGTTGAACCAGTATTGGGTTATGGCAGATAGAGCCATCGGGAAGGCGCCATCCGTGGCACCGGTTGCTGTATGGAATGGTTACAGTGCCGACCCTGATTGCGTCAGTTGGTTGCTTCATCTCCGCTCTCCAATACGCTGTACTCAGCGCTCAAAACTGATGCGTTATCTTGGTCAACATCGCTTTCGGCCTTCTCATCCAGCACCACGGCTTTCTGCATCTCGATACTGACCGGCAGGTACTTGAACAGCCGGCGGATGACTGTCTTCTTCGCCATCTCTTCCCAGTGTGTGACCCATGGCCCGTTAGAGGATGCCTTGCTCTGCGCCTTGACCTTTTCCACCTGCTTAACGGTCATAACTTCAAATTGCGTGCCGCCATCCTTCAGGCGCGCTACAGCGTAAACATGGGTGATTGGCGCGTCTTCGTTTTCACCCGGGCGGTGAACCAGATTTTCGTCCAGTCCGTACTCGAAACTGAATTCGTCATCTGCACGAACCACCCGGGCAGACAGGCTGACGATTTGCCCTGAACGCCGGGCAAGGTCAATCATGCCGCGGTAGCCGATAATCAGCTGGACGTTAGACTGTCCTGATTTCGAGCGGCCATTGCCGAACGGAAGCAGGTAGGCATGCCCCAGCGCGCTACCCGGTTCTAATCCCAATTGAGAACACTGCACCACGGCACCGATGAAGCTGCTCTGGTCGCACTGCGCCAGTTGTGGCGTTTTGCGAATCTCCGTAGTGACAATGCGAATCATGCGATCGGCTGTCATGTGTCGGGGCAGCGCCGCAGCCAGCTGGCTTTTCATCGCAGGCTGATTCATGAATCCAACAAGCGTCTGTTCTGGCGTTTTATTGGCAACCTGCTTGCTCTGCTGCGTCTTCTGCAGGTCAGCGCTGGCGATAGGTGGCTGGTTACTCATTCCTTAACTCCTTCGCCCAAAAGGGCAGTGATAGGGTTGCGATGCCCGGCCATTCATTCCGTGACAGGCATTCTGCGAAAGTGTGGATATTGCGTTTGTACTCAGCCCGCCCGGCATCCTTTGCCTGTTGGTCCATGATGAACACCTGCACCGGGTAGCGCCCGCAGTCAATTGACGTGCTTACAGCAAGGAACGCGAAGGTGGGGGTCTCATGGAAGTGCGATTCATAGCCATCTGAGTAGAAGGCGTCCTGAACGTGATATCGGTATGAGTAAAAGTCCTTCTGAAACTTCATGATGTCGGCCGTGCTTTTCACGTCCACGCACCAGTTAAATTCGGTAATTATCTTGTCGGGCCGGCAGCGGGATAAAACGCCGGCGTCGCGGTCATTCCAGTAGATGCTCGCCTCTGCATTTCCCTGAGCTTCGAGCATCCATCTTGCAATCGGGTGGGCCAAAGCGCTGTCCCGCATCAGCTTCAACTTCCTGTTGTCATCGTGCGTGATAGGCGTGATTCCTTCAGCCTCACAGCGCTCGATGAATTCTTTTTCTTTCTCTTTTCCCGCGGTCGTCCTGCGATTAACTTCCGGCCCAATCTGGAAGCGCTTACTGAACTCATCAGGCTCCAGCAGAAGGCAGTGCAGGGCGGTACCTAAATCAAGCGCCGCCGTTTTTTCCTCATCGACAGGGGCATGTTTTCGCCACTGGTAAATGGCAGGGCTTATTGCGATGTCATCCAGCTGCGATTTGCTGATGCCAGCGCCGCGGTGATAATCCTCGTTGCTGATGTCGTAATAGATGCCAGGCTGCATTACGCCGCCTCCTGATTTCCATGTTTGTTGCGGTAAATCCCGATCGCCATTTCACGCCGCGCAACACGCACCATTGCATCACGTAAAAACGCCTCAGCGGCTTCGTGCTGCTCGTCGTCTTCGTCGAACATCTCTATGGCTGGGTAGTCGTAATGCCGCGTCAGGAAGGCGCACAGGGCAGGCATTAACGGGTTAGTCTTGTGCTGGTTCATTCGCGCATCAACTTCTGCAGCAATGAACTCCAGCTCACTCTCCGGCAGGTTGTCGGCGATATCCTGCACCTCACACCGGGCTGTTCTGTTCAGTCTCATTTCTTCTCTCCCAAGCCAAGGCTTCTCAGCATCAGGTTGATGAATGTGAAATCCTTCGAGTTCTCCAGCATCTTGCGATGGCGCTCTAACTCTTCCTGCTGCTTCTGGTAAGGCAGGGTGGGTGATTGAGTCTTCACGGCTTGCCCTCCTGCGATACGACCTGTAACAGACGCTCCCAAAGCTGCTGTAAGCGGCTCTTAGGCTTCCACGACATCACGTCAGCGCCGGTGAGTTTGTATGCGAACTGGTTAATCTGAGACGCGTTTAGGTAAGGGCGTGCCACGATGGCAACGCCCGCGATTGCATATGACATCGTGGGTTCCTTAATTAAATGGAGAAAATTCTTTGTTTATTTGCAAGCTGGCTTTTTTATATGCGTCGCTAGCTTCCTGCGCTGTGCTAAATCCGCCAATACGCTTGGCTTTGCCGCCTTTGGTTATATAGGCTATGAACCTCTTATCTCTCTTGCAGAAAGAAACGCCCTTGAGGCCGGTTGTGTTTGTTTTGTATGTTTTAGAATTTGAGGCGTTTTGTTCGCGGGTTGCTAGCCGCAGATTTTCTATCCTGTTGTCTGCCTTATCTCTATTCTTATGGTCTATACATTCATCGGGGTTAGCCCCATTGAATAAAATCCATATAAGGCGATGCGCTAAGTATTTTTTGTTTCTAATACTTATGTATCGATAGCCATCTTTCTTAACGTAACCTGCAAGCATTGGTTGAGCCCCATTCGCTATCGGTTTGCGCCAAAATAGAGATCCGCTATCCGGGCAATAGATAAATAACGCACCTATCTCCTCTTTACTTGGATACATGGGTAACTCCGTTGAATTGATGAATTAGGTTTGGTGTCAAAAAAAAGCCCAGCATTGCGCCGGGCATAAGGATGTAACGTTCTGGTTATCTATCCTGTCATTTGAAACTTCACAGCGTTGGTGCGTAGCACCTCAAAGCCGTCTAAGCAGACAGCTTTACGGTGTCACTCAGCGGGCGGTTCAGGTAAGGGCATCCAGTGGGTTACTGTGTAAGAATGTCCCTTGCCTCTAATAGAGCACCACGCGCCAATGAATTGTTCGTATCCTGAATATCTGGCATTTTCGATATTAAACTTTTCACATACAGGGATTCTTATAAGAACTTCCTGACCGACTTCTGGGTAGCGGTCACTGCACTTAATCCATTCCATCCTCTCTCCTGTTAGTGGTTACTGGCCCAATGCCTTTTTATCTAAGAGGCCGATATCGTAAAATTCCTTCGCCTCACGGTGATCAACAAGGCGTCCGTTAACTGTATTGGCAACGTCGCTTACCCGGCTTCCCGGCTCAAACCATCCTGTTTCTTTTTCTCTTTCGGTAAGCTCACGCGTATCAAGGCTGCTTATCTCAGAAGCCTCGCAAACCGGGCAGTGATAGGGCCCGCACTGAACCATGCCTATACCCACATCGCAGTGGTCTGCCTCGCAGTGCTCGTAACTGCAGTAAGGACATATAGCTTCATCAGGACTCCATATGCTGCCGTTACTGGTGCTGAACTTGTGATTCCCTATTCCTGTGCTCATCCATTCCCTCCTGCTATAAACCCCAGCCCCATCAACACACCAATAACCAGCCACCCGAATATGTAGTTACCAGTGCTTATCATGGAGCCTCCAGATATGAAAAAGCCGCTCAGTGGCGGCTAGCTGTCTTTATGCAGGCTCAGCGCCGAAACGCGCGGCCAGTAATATTTAGGTTTGCCACGTGAGCCGGGCTTAACATCAACGCAAACCACGTAGCTTTCTTCTTTTCGAGGCAGGCCGCCGCCACTTAGCGTCTTGAATTTTGAGGAGCTAATAGGCTTTCCAGCAGGAATTACATCGACCACATCACCAATTTTTTTCTTGGTCGACCCGTTTGCAGAACTGCTCCAGGACACTTCGTCGCCCAACTTAAACTTGCTCATTCATTTCTCCTTCTGCTCATCAACGAGCCGTTACGATGTCTTTTGAGTTGCGATAGCCAATAAAAAAGGCCGCCTAAGCGACCTCTTCAAATTTGGCTACGATGCCAATGTCTATCTTCACGTTCATCCCTGTTAACTGCCAGGGTGACTCCTGATCCGCATCATTCCCCACTACAAACCGGAGACGATCATCGGCTTCGTAAATCTTGCCCTCAGTAAATGCCTGATGCTGATTTGACTGGATGCATTTAAGTTTTTTCATGACTTACCTTGCAGTTACGGAAATGGACTTGCGATTGCCGGCATTGTATAGCGCAACCTCAGGCAGGCAAACAGCCCCACCTTCATGCCTGTCACGCAGAGAAGGGGAGATGACTGCCTTCTCGGTGCGGCTGAGGTGCCTGCTTTTATCCACATCAGGCGAGGTGGTTCCTCAGCTTTCCACAGTCAAAGGAAACTGATAATTTGGTTGCTCCACAGTCATTAAAAGGAATTGCTATGTCAGAGAAAATTCGAATCCAATTTTCCTGCCCTGATTGCGGCAGTGAATCTTTCATATTTAGAGCCGAGCCGTACACGATGGACAATGTTGAGGCTTGTGCAGGGTGCGGCAGGAGTGTCACTAAAGACGATATCATTGAGCACAGCAGGCAGGTTGCTATAAGCCGCGTTGATGAAATCGTCAGAAACGCCTTCAAGCTCTGAACCTAATAGCGATTTCAACTCTGCTATCTGAAGTTCAATCTCGGTAGTGTCTACGCTCACAGACACTACCAGTTCACCAGTCCTTTTCATGCTCACCTCGCTGGATAAATGCTCTTGGTTGGCTTCCGGTGTCCTGCGGCGTAGATAGCTACATCCGGCAGGCAGGCTGAGCCAGTCGTCTTCTGGTCACGCAGAGAAGGGGAGATAACTGCTTTCTCTACTCTCTGGTTGCAGCTGGATAAGGTGCTGACGATGCGGCGCTCGAAGCCCTGCTGTTGCAGCTTCATGGCCCGATGCTCTACTGCTCGTTGCAGCTTCTTACGTTGCTTGTTGTTCATGTTGCCTCCGGTAATTGGCTTAGGTGCAAGAGCCGGAACCCGTGACGTTTCCGAATTTAAGAGGCTTCTCAGGTCCGACGGTAAACTAGCGCCGTAAGCTCCACCTCTCTCTTGCCCAAAGCCAACTTCACTTTGGTGAGACCGAATCAGTCTCAATCTCTATTGTTAAAGAACCCGCCACTCCGTTCCCTGTGGCCTGCCAGCGTCCTGCTGATGGGATAAACAATAGCATTGCGTATTATCCATAGCAATACGTATTAGCAAAAAAGTAATAGCTAAACGCATAAACCAATGATGCGCAAAAGAAAAAAATTACTGATTCGGGTGATTTTGAGAGTGATTTCGGAGCGGTAAGAAAAAAAGCGTAAGCGTTAGCTTGATTTATGGAAGGATGTGTTTCACTATGAAAACACTGTTTGGATAAACAGTAGTTAACTGGGGCGATCAACCTAAATTGTTGAATCTAATATAAAATGGGAGGGGGTATGGCAACGGCTTTGCTTAGGAATAGGCAAGGAGGGTATATTGAATACACCCCCCCTAAAAAAGAGGAAGATTACTTTTTGCGTTTTAGATCGCGAAGCAGGAACACGACTACGCCAACAACAGAGGAGTCTAAGGCTGGAGCCAAAGGCACTCGCTCGTCATCAACTGACAGATAGCCTGTTGGGCCGCCATCAACGAACTTGTAGACGGAGTATGATCCGTTAACCAGAGCATAGACAAGATCGCCATTACCAGGCTTCTCAGCTGTATCTACGACCACCACAGTACCCGCAGGCGCCTCGAAACAACCGCTGTTCCTTTCGAGCACGAATGCGCGGCATGTATCACTCTCTACCGAGACAGGTACATAAACATAATCAGTAGTTTGCTGATTATCTCTGTCAAAAATCGGTACCGGGAAAACACCACCAAGCTGCATTTCATTAGAAGGCGGGTGAGGATACGTCATCTTCTCTTCAGTCGTCATCTGGCCGTCACCATTTGCCAGCCACTCAACGCTAACTGACAACGCACGCGCTATATCCACAAGGCGTGTTGACCCCTTGGCTTCACCTTTAACAAGCCGCCAAATCGTTGGTTGAGCAACGCCAGTCGCTTTAGCTAAAGCTCCCTGTGACATTCCTCGTTCTTGCATGGCCGTAGCCAATCGTTCTGCGAGAGTTTTATTCATACCCGGCAATTTATAACTAGGCGTATTACGCGTCAAATGCGGAAAGCTATTGCTTTCACCGATACTCATTGCTATTATTCTCATTGTGATAATACGTAAAGGAATTGCACATGACCAACAAAGCTATCCAACGAGCTGTAAACATCGCTGGCAGCCAGCAGAAGTTAGCTGCCCTGTGCGGCGTAAAGCAGCCAACTGTTTGGCGATGGCTTCACGGCGGCGGCATTGATGCCAAATACGTGATGGCAATTGCCAAGGCCACGCAGGGCAAAGTTAAACCTCACGAGATTCGACCTGACCTGGCAGAACTCTTAGCTGCATCTTAAGCAACACCGCTCTTTATCAATCTGACCGGAGGCTGTTTCGGCCCCCAAAAACTCAAGTGACTTGCTCACCGCAATGTCACGCAACTAATTGAACAAAAGGATATTACATGATGGAACTTGCAACATATCGCAAAAAAGCGAGAGAGATTGAAAGCCAGTTACTGAACAAACTGGCTGAACGTGGACAGGGAACACTGGCGAAGGTACTCGACCTGGACGACGCAGCTGTAAGCCGCATGAAGCGTCCATCAGGAAAACAGCGTCACAGCTTCTTCCAGATGATGAGTCTGGCGCTGGCTTATCTGGATGTGGTTTCACCTGAATCAGAAATGGCGCAGAGGTTGTTGCGCATAGAGCAGCTACTGACAAAAGAAAAAGCGCCGAACTGCGGGAACAGTTTCAGCGCCTTATGCACGAATCATACTGGATCAACGTACAGGAGTAATAATACATGAAACCCGATAAACATGAAAGATTTGCCCGACTCAAAGAGCAGGCCCGAGAGCAGTTTTATCGCAGCATTACTCAGTTAGGCGCCAGCAGATTAAGCCAGTGCCTGAAAGAAGCAAAGACTCAGGAGAAGGGCAAATGAGCAACGTAGTACGAAAGATATCCGACCACAGGGACTACAAGCAGCAGGATGCGAAACCTTCAGTAGATAAGGGGTTTGCCTTGTTCCACAGAAAAATTATGGACTGTGGATTCTACAAGGACTCTCAAGCCGTACACCTCTGGTTCCACCTGGTGATGAAGGCCACTCATAAGCCTATCGTTTCAACCACAGAGTTTGGCGATATCCGGCTTGAGAGAGGGCAGTGCATTACCGGGCGACACAAGCTGGCTAGCGAAACAGGAATCTCTCCGGATCGCGTCCAATACCTTCTGAGGAAGTTCATCAGCATGGGAATGGTAAGCGCCGAATCTAACCGTAAATTCACTGTGATAAGCATCCTGAAATACGATGAATATCAGGCAGATTATTTACCAACAGATTACCAGCAGATTACCAACGCAAACCCGCATGGCACTAAGGCTGCGGTAATGGTCGTCCCAACAGATTCCCAGCAAATTACCACATACAATGAATTACTAACTAATAACTCAATATCTAAAGATATTGAGTGTGCAACTCACAGCAAAAAATATGCTGAGCAGAAGCCAAGATTGTCATGCGAAGAAGTCTGGCAATGCCTCAAAGAAGAACTTCCTGAAGCAAGAGGCTGGCGCACCATGACTGATGAGCGTCGCCAGCTGATACGAACCTTTTGGGGGAAGGCCAATAAAATCGCCCGTGATATGGATGATGGGCAGCCATTAACGATGGAAGGGTTCAGGGCATACCTGCAATACATCAGCCGCAACTGCCGATGGATGCTTGAAGACAGACCTGACCAGAGAACAGGGCAAACTTGGCGCCGTAAGAAATTCGATGATTTTCTAAAAGCTAAGTTATATGTCGAAGTGAGAGAAGGAGACAAGGATGACCGATAACATTTTGACACCACCACACAGCGCTGACGCAGAGCAGGCAGTCATCGGCGGCCTGATGCTGGACGGCGGCGACGATCGTACGCAGAAGGTTATGGCGATGCTTAAGACTGAAAGTTTCTTCAGCGCTTCACACGCAATCATTTTCAGCGCCATCCGCGACCTGCTGACCCGCAATAAGCCCATCGACCCGCTGACGCTGTCTGACGAGCTGGAAGCTGGCGGCAAGCAGTACGGCGGCTTTGCTTACCTGGCTGAGATGACGAAGAACACTCCATCAGTAGCAAACCTCGTTCACTATGCTGCCGTGGTGCGCGACAAGGCGATGGAGCGTTACGCCATCAGCAAGCTGAACGAAGCGACAGAGATGCTCTACAGCCGCAACAGCATGACGGCGGTTGAGAAGCTTGAGTCGATCACCATGCTGACCAGCCAGATTAGCGACTACGCCAAAACCGGCAAGCGCCGCGGACTGCGTTCCTTCGGCGATGTGATGGATGACTGGGTTGTTGAGCTTGAGAAGCGCTTTGATCCATCAGGCCAGAGTCGTGGGCTGAGTACCGGCATCCCTTCTCTTGACCGGATGCTGTCACCGAAAGGCGTGGTGAAAGGCTCGCTACTCGTTCTGGGTGCAAGGCCAAAAATGGGCAAGACAACGCTCTATGGGCAGATGGCAATCAACTGCGCCGTCAACGAGAAAAAGCCCTCCTTGCTATTCAGCCTTGAGATGCCTGATAAGCAGATCCTGGAGAAGCTGGTTGGACAGAAGTCTGGCGTAAACCCGGATATTTTCTACATGCCCGCCACGGATGAAGTGGATGAAGAGTATCAGGGTAACTACGACGAGGATTTCAGTAAGGCAATTGCCACTGCTAACCGGTTACGGGAAATCGACATGCTCTACATCGACGATACGCCGGGCCTGTCTTTGGCTCATATCGTTGCTGAGAGCCGTCGCGTTAAGCGTAATAAGGGATGTGTGGGCATGATTCTTGTCGATTACCTGACTCTCATGACCGCGGAGAAAGCTGACCGCAATGACCTTGCCTACGGGATGATCACAAAGGGCCTGAAGAACCTGGCGAAAGAGCTGGATTGCGTTGTGGTGCTGCTGACCCAGCTGAACCGCGAGCTGGAAAGGCGAGTTAACAAGCGACCATTACCGAGCGACTCACGCGACACAGGACAGATTGAGCAGGATTGCGATTACTGGATCGGCATTCACCGCGAAGGTCATTACGACGAGAGCGTCCCGGCAGGAGAGACGGAGCTGCTTTTACGACTTAACCGCCACGGCCAAACTGGCACTGTGTTCTGCTTACAAAAAAACGGCGCTATCTACGACATGGACCAAGCGGCAGCGCGAGCGGCGCATGATTCCAGAGATAAGCAATCTCAACATTCTTCCAAAAAGAAAGGGGGTTTCTGATGTCAGTAATTATCAAAGGTCGATACGTCAAAGTTCTTCACCCAAACAACTCTATGGCTCACTTTGAAGTTTTGCTGTCGAACTGCAACACACCAGAAGCCATCAAGCATTGGGCATCACATCTGTTGGAGAAAGCGTGGGTGTCACGTCAGGTAGCCGACAGGTTTATCAGCCTTATGGCTAGGCGAATTGGCGCAGACCGCAACGATTGCCTTCCGATCGAATTAATGCCCATGACACCATGCCAGCGAGATTATCTTGCCGAGAAGATTGCCATGCTCCGTACGGTTCTGAAATCACCGGGGGCAGCGTCATGACGCAAGTAACCCAAGAGATGCCCCGCACCATCATGGTGACGCTGGCAACCGATCCGGCGCTGATGCATCTGGTTGAGCGCTGCCTCGAAGAAAAAGAGCTGGTCGAGCAATTCACAAGACTGTTCGGCATCGGCCTGCCACGCATGTCTAAGACACCAATCGAGTACATGGTGGATGAAGCAACCGGCTGGCGCTCTGACCAGTATCGTCAGTTCTTCAACGCATTTATCCCGTTCGTTCACCGGTCGGTATATCTGCCAATGAAAGCACAATTCGAGCGCGATTCGCGTTCCGACAAAGGCGGCAAGAGAAAGGGTGGAGGTGGATTTTGAAAATCATTACATGGCAGCGCAAGCCAAAGCGCTCGTTCTGGTTCCGCATCTTCGGCTACGGCCTGAACGTCATCAATCGCAAGTTATACCCGGCGCCATTCTCAGTCGTCTTCGGCCATCGCAAAGAAATCCGCTTAGGACGCTGGGCAGTGCATGTTCTGCGTCGCAGTCAAATCACAGGAGCCGCTAAATGAGCAAGTTAACCACTGAGCGCTGCAGGCAGTTAATCAGCCAGCTTAGTTTTGAGCGTGATAACCATGGCATGAGCAACCAGAAATATGACTATCTCGAAGCCCTTGAGATTGCGCTGCCAGTACTGGAGCAGCAGGAGCGGGGTGAGGGGTGGATTGAGTGGAAGGGTGGCGATTGCCCAGTTTCATCCGAAACTGAAGTTGAAGTCAGAATGAGGGATGGCTATGTCGGCATTGCGCCGGCCGATACATTCCGATGGAAATTAGCAGTACGCGACCAATTTCCAGCCGCCGACATCATCGCCTATCGGGTGATTGAGAATGATGGGAGGGAAGGATGAGTGATTTCTTCAATGAACACGTGATGCGGTATCACTGGGAGACTCTCAAGCGTCGTCACGCCGAGTGGCTGTCACAAGCTAAACAGGAGGGTTCATGACAATCCAAACCAACGGCGATGAGCTGGAGCGGCAGAGGTTTGAGAAAAGCTGGCTTAGACGTGGCGGCGAGAAGACCGATTTAGACCGGTTCCCGCATGGACACATTGAGCCAGGATCGGGCGATGTGGGCGATAGTTACGCTTGCGACATCGTACAGGGCCACTGGCAGACATGGCAGGCAGCGTTAGCCAGCAAGCAGGAGGAAGCATGAACAACGTAATCCCCTTAAAACGCTCTGAGCACAAACCTCTCAGAGATACACACTCAGCCATAGTGACTACCCTGAAGATGATTCGTGAAGGCGGTCACAGTCAGCAGAGCATCGATCTGCTGTTGAGCGCAGCAGCTGACAACCTCTACGACTACGTGGAGACTAAAGAAGGGAGGTAACCGTGCAGGACTTTTGTTTGCACACAACGACTCTCGGGCAGTTCACCAGACTGATTTTCGACCTCGTATCCTCCGGCAAAAAATACCGCATCAAATTCTCCGAATGGCGTGACCTCCGAACAATTCCAATGAATCGCACATGGCGTATGTGGGTAGAAACCACAGGCGACTGGCTGCGCGCTCGCGGGGTAGTGGTCGACATTCGAAGCGGTAACGGGACGGTGGTACTCAGCAGGCCAATCAGCAATGAAGAAGTTCATGACTACTACGTCGGGCACTGGCTGGGCCGTGATGAGCATGGAGAGCGCGAGAAGACCAGCAAAATGGACAAAGGCCGAATGCTTCACCTGATGGAGCTACACGAACAATGGTGCCTGGATAAAGGCGTACCAATCACCATCCCCAACAACTCAGAGTTTTACGAACTCAGGCAGAAACAAATCCAATGACCCCCTTTACTGAAATTGGCGCAGCTATCGAAGAGGCTGCGTGGCTTGCTCACGTCCATAACAAACCGCACTGCGTTTATCAGCGCTTTGACGGACTGATGGAAGTGACGCCAGAGAACCCCGACCGCAATCCCATGTACACAACCGGCTCGCCCGGCGTCGTTACCACCGAATACAGGAGTGCAGCATGAGCAAAATCAAAGCAGCAGTACTGGATGTTTTATCGGACGGACAGTGGCACCTGATGGCAGACATCTTCGACCAGGTGTGCAAGCGGTGCCGGACTAACAGGCTCAACGTAGCTAACGTCATCAACACTCTATCCGGCGGCCACCACATCATTAAAGAGCACGTTGATAATCAGTATGGCGTGTGCCGGTACCGCATGAAGGACACGGCGGCAGGATTCGGTGTCAGCACTCATATGGCGAGCCTCAACGAGCTGCTGAAAACTGCAAGGGGGCAACATGCGCCGCACTAGATCGCTCTGGGAGAGGATCGAGAATCACGCCATCTACAACACCAAGCCACGCCGAAAGAAACCAACCACAATTCCCGCAGCCAGCCAGGTCAGCACCTTCGATTATGTCGGCGGACTTGTGCAGGCCAAGTGGAATCGACTGAGGAAGGCGCGATGAAAGAACGCTGCTGCCGCTGTCACATAACACTCACCTCAGAAGACAAGTATCACTACGGAGAAGATCATGCTTCCAATTGAATCTCAATGCGCAGATGACCTAGCTGATGTTCTAGACGCAATAGGGGAAAGGGGTGAGGAGCCGATGCTCTACCTCCTGAGTTACCTCCATGGATACCTAGAAGCAGTAACCGCCGGAGAGGAAAGAATTCCATTCGTGATGGACCTAGGAGGATCGGGCCTGAGGATAGAAATCATTGATGACATGGATGAATTTGAGGCTGAGTCGCAGGGGAGTATTCATTGATGAAAACCAGTGAAAAGGAAAATAAGCTAACGCACGCAAGGCTAACCGATGTACTTAGTTACGACCCGCAGTCCGGTAATTTTGTACGGAGAATTTATGTCTGGGGGCCATACCAAGCCGGTGACAAGGTAGGGTCGAAACACAGCGCAGGTTATCTGGAGTGCACAATTGATGGTGAAAGATATTACCTGCATAGGCTGGCGTGGTTTTACATGCATGGTCAATGGCCCAAGGGTGTAATCGACCACATTAATCGGGAAAAAACGGATAATAGAATCTCAAACCTAAGAGATGTGAGTACGCAAGGTAATATCAATAATTCGCCTGTGAAATCAACAAATAAAACTGGAGTCAAAGGCGTTCACATCTGCAAGAGAAGCCAAAAATATATCGCTCAAATAACTGTAGATTACAAATGCATTCATTTGGGAACATTCGATACCCTTGAAGGAGCTATCGAAGCAAGAAGGCTGGCTGAGGAGAGAATTAGCGAGCTGGTTTATGGCCCGACAGGCGAGTCAGTAAACAAGCATCTCGAGGTCGATAAGCAGAGGGTTGCTCCGCACAGGAAAAAGACATCCAGATTCAAAGGCGTCGCAAAACACCATTCTGGTAAGTGGTCCGCCAAGATCGTGGTCAATAAGCAGAAAAAATGGCTAGGACTTTTTGACTCTGAAGAAGAGGCTGGCATGGCCTACCAGCGATACAGAGAGGATTTTAAAGGGGGTGTGCATGGCTAAAGGCACCAAGCAGCTGGGTAGAGAAGAAATTATTTCACTAATTGATTATGACCCTATTAATGGCGTCTTTAGATGGAAGGTAAACCATCCAATGTCTTCAAGAAATGGCGGTTTGGCAGGCTCCATAGACTACCAAGGGTATCGCAGGATAATCATTAGTGGCCGAGGATACAGAGCCCACCATATTGCATGGTTAATTACGACAGGCTGTTGGCCAAAGGATCAAATAGACCATATCAATGGAAAAAAAGCAGACAACCGCATTGTTAATTTAAGAGAGGCTACAAATACAGAAAACAACAGGAATAAAGGAATAAGAAAAGATAACCACTCTGGATTCAAGGGAGTGTCCAAGATGGGGAAAAAATGGAAAGCGGAGCTGAAGCACGGGAAAACCCGAATTTACCTAGGTCTATACCTTACTCCCGAAGAGGCCCATAACGCCTATGCGAAAAAAGCCATTGAGCTAAGGGGGGAATTCGCAAGAACGAGGGGGTTTGATGGCTGAAATCAAAAAGCCGAAGCCGAAGAAGTGCCCCATCTGCACTACCGAATACACCCCCCGAAGTTCTCTCCAGAAAGTCTGCCACAACTACAAATGCGCCATTGCGTTCAATAAGCAACGTGATGCGGATATCGCTGCGCGTGAACAACGCAAGCAGGAGCGTCTACAGCGCGACGATTTGCGGCAACGAAGGGAGAGGCTCAAGGGTAAGCCGGAATGGAACAGAGAGGCTCAGGCGGCGGTTAATAAGTTCATATTCTGGCGTGATTACGGAAAGCCCTGCATCTCATGTGGACGCCAGCTGAATTACGGCGTACGCGGCGGAGCAGTAGACGCCAGTCACTACCGGTCACGCGGCGCGGCACCATGGCTCCGCTTCAATATCTTCAACAATAACGCCAGCTGCGTTCCCTGCAACAGAGACTTATCAGGCAATCCGATCCCCTACCGAATCAACCTCATCGAAAAGTTTGGCCTCCACAGAGTTGAACGAATCGAACATGACAATACACCCCGCAGATTCGATATCGAGTACTTGAGACGTATCAAGTCAATTTTCAGTCGAAGGGCAAAGCACTACGAACGCCTAAGGCGGCGAATAATGGAGGCGGCATGAAAATAATCTGTGAATTTAGAAAGAACTATTCAGTAGATGAAAATGGGGTTGTAAGACGAATTGAGCCAGGAAGAGGCACGAAGGCCGGGCAGGCATTAAAGCTCAATAAAAACACAAATGGGTATTACAAGGTTTGCCTAATGAATAACGGCAAGGGGAAGAATTTCTTGGTTCACAGGCTTGTCGCTGAAAAGTACATTCCAAATCCAAAAAACCTCCCACAAGTCAACCATATAAACGGCGTTAAAACCGATAACAGGGTTGAGAATCTTGAATGGTGCGACGCCTCTTATAACGGAAAACACTCTTACGCTCATCTTTATCGTCAAAGGACATCTCTCCCTGGTGAAAAAAACGGAGCAGCCAAACTTAGCGAAAAAGACGTTAAACGGGTTATCTCTCTCCGCGAAGCTGGAGAAACACTGAGCGCAATTGCAAAAGTAATGGGCGTAAGCGTATCGCTGATAAGCATGATTTCATCAGGTGATAGATGGAGCCATTTGCAAAAACCATCGGAGGCAGTATGACCGAATACCTCAGAGAGAAGTGGCTCCGCCTTCGCATTCTAAAGATGCGCGGCATGTACGAGATCAACTACCGGATAATCCGGAACACGGCGAAGATGATGGGGGTTAAGCATGCGCATTGAGCGTGACTATCAGCAAATCGTCAGGCTGTCAGGCGTCAGAACAGCAGCGGACATGCGCCGGTTATTCGGCAACGGCTGGAAGACCATCAACAAATCGCAGCAGGCTTGGGTACGTCATCTGCTGGGCGTATGGGGCGATCACCTGGGCGGAGAAGATTATGACCGCGCAGAGGTTAACGTTATCGGCCGGCTGATGATGCGATGCGAATGGAGTGAGCAGAAGGGCAAGCAGATAGAGAAAATCGTGTCACAGCTGCATTGTGAAGGGCTGCGTGGTGAAGAGTTATTCCGCAAGGCACGTGACCTGCTTATCCCTCAGTCATCAACGGCAAACATCATCGCTCTCGCCAAAGAATCAGATGATGCCGCCTTTGTTGAATCAGTCATGGTAAAGACATTCGGAAGGGATAACCCGCTTCGGAACGTAGCCAGATTACGATACTGCAAGCGCAAGAGCGTGCAAAATATCGGCTCATCCCTGATTTATTACTGCAGCATCTCACCGAAAGAGGCCCGCAACAGAATGGAATGGGCGATGGATATCATCGAAGGAGAAATGTTTTACGCAATTAAGCGAGAAATGGAGAAGGAGATTCCTAAAATTGCTGCGTGATTATACAAAATAGCACGAATTGCCAAAGACAAAGGGCATGCGACCTGGCACATTAGCGGCATGATCGGGAAGTGAAGCGAACAGATCGCAGCTTCTACGGTCAGTTGCATAAATGTGGATGCCAAGAAGCCTCGCGACCTCACCAGTCGGCGGGGCTTTTTTATTATCCCCAAGAGCGGATAAAGCGCCCCTTATACCCTGTAGCGGGTAAGTAACACTACTAAACTATTTCAAGGGGTCGCCATTAGGGCGGCCTTTTTTCATTTCAGCGCCCAATGGATTTCCTCACACTTCATCCTGTGTCTTTTACGCGGGCGCTTTTTTCTACGGTGGATATCCGCAAACGCGGGATTCTCATTGTGATCAACTAAGGCTGCGTCGGGCATTAGACGGCGGGAAAGCTCGGGAACGTTTCTCAGGTGACAGTGGGAAGTTTAACCGGGCTTGTTCTGTTCACAATGTCATCAATTCCTAAACAGGATAAGTCCCCGTATCAGGGGGTAGGAATGCGTCGCATGCCATATAAATCAGATCCGGGCTTATTCGCCGCCATGATCGCCCTGGGGATGACAGTCCTCGGTTCGATAGCGGCATACGCCTACAAGGTATTAAGCGGGGACGCCTTCAGTTGGCGCACCCTGTGTCTTCAGATGATCGTCTCCGTGTTTGCCGGTTTCCTCATGATGCTGCTCGCCATTTACTGGCAGTGGCCGCAGGAAGTCACCGGCGCAATCTGTGGTATGGCTGGCTGGTCCGGCTCATCTCTGATTAAAACCCTTGAAAAGCGTTTCCTGCAGAAAGCTTCAGGAGATTCGGGAGTTGCTGAATGATGACCAGAGACCAGTTTAAAAAGGCTGCATCTATTTCTGATGCGCTCGCCAGCCGGTGGTATCCACACGTTCTGGCTTCAATGAAAGAGTTCGGCATTGATACATCAAAGCGCCAGGCTTACTTCATTGCACAGGTTGGTACGGAGTCAGGCGGGTTCACTGTAATCAGGGAAAGCCTGAACTACTCAGTTGCCGGACTGGCAATCTTCGCATCCCGTCTTACTGCTGCACAGCGTGAGCAGCTCGGCCGCAAGTCAGGTGAGCCAGCCTTATCGCAGGAGCGGCAGGCTGCCATTGCCAATATCGTTTACGGCGGCCGATATGGTAACAACCTGAATGGAGATGGCTGGAAATATCGTGGGAGAGGGCTGAAACAGGTTACCTTCCGCGATAACTACGCAGCCTGCGGTAAAGCATTAAACCTGCCGCTTCTGGCTAATCCCGATTTACTGCTGGAAGACGTCAATGCCGCCCGCTCGGCTGGCTGGTTCTGGCAGGCTAACGACTGCAACCGCTTCGCCGATGCATCTGACGTGACCGGGCTTACCCGCCGTATTAATGGCGGCACAAACGGCCTGGCAGATCGCATTGCGCGCACACGGATTGCAGAGCAGGTGCTCCTATGACAGGTAAAGCGAGAATGGCGAGATATCGCCGGTTCATCCCCGTCATCTTCTCGGTAATCATCATCGGTTTCGTTGGCAAGCTCTGGTATGACAATGCCAACCTCACAGAGAGCAACAACCGTCTGCGTGAGCAATTCATTCTGGCGAATGAGCGGAATATGAAGTTTGCTGAGGGCTTAGGGCCGATTACGAAGCGACTCGATAGCCTGGCAACAACGCTCGATGAAGAAAGCCGCAGGCGCTCTACCGCCGAGACCCGAGCTAACTCATTGCAGAAAGAAAACGAGTTCCTCCGCTCCAGCAAGCAGTGCTCAATAGCAATCGATCCTAGTGCTGTTGATAAAGCTAACAAGGATGGCGGGACGGTGATAATTCAGGCTGCGCCGGTAGGTGAGTAATGAAATGGCTGGCTGATAACTGGAAGGTGCTCGCAACAGCGGCATTAATTCTGCTCTGTGCTGGTATGGCTAAAACAGCCAGCTACTATCACGGCAAGTTTGTTTCTGCGGACAGCCTGGCAACTGAGCGTCAGGAAACCATCACCGATATGCAGCGCCGACAGCAAAGTGTCGCTGCTCTGGATGCGAAATACACTAAGGAGCTAGCTGATGCTAAAGCGACTATCGATCAGCTGCATGATGATGTTACTACTGGCAAGCGTCGGCTGCAGCTCAACGCCACCTGCCAGAAACAATCCTCCTCCGGCACCAGCGGCGTGGGCGATGATTCCACCGCAAGACTTACAGCAGATGCTGAACGGAATTATTGGCGTCTCAGAAGTGGAATCTCAACCATCACCAACCAAGTGACCTACCTGCAAGATTACATCAACAGAATTTGCCTGAAATAGGAGGCGTGATGCTGACGCAAGGTAAATTGAAAAGCCTTTTGAGTTACTCCCCTGAAACGGGCTTATTTCACTGGCAGTCAGAAAAGACAAATGCAATACAGCCTGGCGACTTGGCCGGATGGAAAGATGAGCAAGGCTACTGGCGTATAACCATCGACGGTCATGATTATCGCGCTCATCGACTGGCTTGGCTTTATATGCATGGGTTCATGCCTGATATGGTGGACCACAAAAATCGCATAAGGAGCGACAATCGAGCATCAAATCTTCGCCAGTGCAACGCCTCCCAGAACGCAATGAATCGAAAGACTCAGGCAAATAACAAGTCGGGAGTGCCGGGTGTTATCTGGAACAAGCGAGAGAAGAAGTGGAAAGCATTCACTAAGTCCAACGGCAAACAAATTTGCCTCGGCACTTACGCTGAGAAGGATGATGCTATCCGAGCCAGAGAAAGCCATTGCCAGCTCGCTCATGGTGAGTTCTACGCTAAACCACATGCAGCATGAGTATGCCTTTCACCCTCAGAGAGCGAATCGACCAGCATGGACAGATAACTATCCCCGGCCTACCAAAGTGACCATCACAAGGCGCATTTACGAGTGCGCCTGATGATGAATCCACTAACAAGGGATAACCATGACTACCGAGCAATTTGCATATTGGCTTCAGGGATTCTGTGAAATCCATGGCGCACCACCAAGCGCAGAGCAGTGGGAGATGATTAAAAAACACCTTCAAACCTGCTTCGTGAAAGTTACCGGAGAGCCAGGACAAAAGATTAGTTATGGCGTGCCCAAGGAATGGTTACTTACCACATCAGATCCTCGCTTGATGAAATCTCCATCAGTCATCACATGTTGAATCTCTCCGACAAGGGATAACGGTTAGCCACGCTGTGAAGCTGGATTGACGGAGTCGTCAGTTAAATTATTGATTGCAATGCATTAATTTGTCATCTAACGTTGTTGGTGAACTGCAATCAAGAGGTGGATATGGAAGAGATAATCGTAACTATCATCGGCAGCAATTTTCCAGCGATGTCAGCAAGTAGGTTCTAC